CTGGTCCTACTGGTGACTTTGGTCCCACGGGACCTACTGGAGCAGCAAGCAATGTTGTTGGTCCCACAGGCCCGACTGGTGACACTGGTCCCACTGGCCCAACAGGTGCGGCAAGCACCGTTGTTGGCCCCACTGGTCCCACAGGTGATTTTGGCCCCACTGGCCCAACTGGCGCAGCAAGCAATGTTGTTGGTCCCACAGGACCCACTGGTCCCACTGGCCCAACAGGCGCTGCCAGCACCGTTGTAGGCCCCACCGGCCCGACTGGGGATTTTGGCCCCACTGGCCCAACGGGCGCACCTAGCAGTGTCGTAGGTCCAACGGGTCCCACTGGCGACTTTGGCCCAACTGGCCCAACTGGCGCAGCAAGTACGGTTGTGGGTCCCACCGGTCCTACTGGAGATACTGGTCCAACTGGTCCTACTGGAGCAGCCTCTACTACTATTGGCCCAACTGGTCCTACAGGTGCAACTGGCCCAACAGGTGCTAATAGCACTGTTGCTGGCCCCACAGGTCCAACCGGCCCAACTGGCTCTAATGGTATTGATGGGCCTACGGGTCCGACCGGCTCCACTGGCGCAACTGGCCCGACTGGGCCAACCGGCTCTAACGGCATAGATGGCCCCACTGGACCCACTGGGTCAACCGGCCCCACAACGTATCCGGGCGTTGGTATTGCTAACTCGACCGGATCGGCTTGGGGTACGTCTTACTCCACAAGTGGTACGGGTACAGTTGTCGCGCTGGTTACCCAACCTACGTTTGCTGCCTATCGTGAAGTTACCACAACAAACGCAACGGTCACCGGCACATTTACCGTTGATATGGCGGTAGCCAACGTCGTGAATATAACCCTGACGGGTAGCACTACGTTCACGTTCTCAAACCCCGCTACTAGCGGCACAACGTCTAACTTCCTGATCGCCATCAAGCAGGGCGGATCGGGTTCCTACACGGCCACTTGGCCTGCTTCTGTAAAGTTCCCTAATAATTCGACTCCTTCCCTGACAACAACGGTTGGCAAAGTAGATATTTTCAACTTCATCACGTTTGACGGCGGCACGACGTATTATGGCTCGCTGTCTTTGGCTAATTTGTAAGGAAGGAGGCCACCATGGCATTTACTAAAATTGACGCTATCTATCTCAACACCGCCGTGACCTATGTTCAGGTTCCGACAAAGGTGACAACCCCCGATGGTGTCGAACACGATACCTTGAAGTGGGTCGAAGATGAGACGAGCGATAGCTACAAGGCTAAGGCGCACCTAGATAGTCTTGGCATCAAATACAACTGGCTCAATTACGCCAACCCTGAGCAGCATGTGGAGGTCTTCCCGCCCCTGAACAATTGGGTGTTTGAAGACGGTCTGCATACTTTCAACGAGTTTCCGTTCCTGTTTTACACCAAATGCGACGACGCACTGCCGCTTGAGCAGTGGCCGAAGGCTGTAATTATAGGGCTGAAAAACATTCAGTCGTCTAATATCGCTGAACTTTACGCCGTGGGGCGTCCATCAGGATCGACGAGTGGTGCCTAACAATGCCTCTGCCCCACCTCGGCTCGACTAGCGTTGGGTCCAGCAGCCAGACCTTCAACACTTCGGGGACATTTACTGTTCCGACTGGAGTGTACAGCGTTAATTTGTCTGGGCGTGGTGGAGCGGGCAATGCGGGCGGTGCCGGTAATCCCGGTACTGCTGGAAACGCTGGTAATCCGGGCAACAACGGCACGGGTGGTGCTGGCGGTGCAAGGGGTAATGCCGGTAATACGGGCGCAACAGGTAACTCAGGAAATCCCGGCAATAACGGCACGGGTGGCGCTGGCGGCCCACGGGGAAATGCAGGCAACCCCGGTGCGACAGGTAACTCAGGTAATCCCGGCACTAATGGCAACGGTGGCGCAGGTGGCGCACGCGGCAATGCAGGTAACCCCGGTGCGTCAGGTAACTCAGGTAATCCCGGCAGTAACGGCAACGGTGGCAACGGCGGCGGTGGCGGTGCGGGTGGTAACGGCGGCGGTGGCGGCATTTCTGGTGGCTGTGGCGGCGCTGGCGGTAACCCCGGAGGTAACGCAGGTTCTGCCTACTTTTTCCCAAATTCCGGTGGTAATCGCGGTAATGGTGGTTCTACTGGTGGTGGTGTAGGCGGTTTCGGTGGTAACGGTTTTCAATGTGGTTGCTGTAATTTTACCCCCGGCGGCGGTGGCGGCGGTGGTGGTGGTGGTGGGTCAGGCGGTAGCGGCGGTAATCCGGGTAATGCTGGCGCGAACGGAAATCCGGGTAATGCTGGTGGCGGCGGCAGCGGTGCTACAGGCGGTAGCGCAGGCTCTCCGGGTAACGCAGGGGCAAACGGGAATGCAGGAAACACAGGTGCCAATGGCAGTGGCGCTACGGCGGGTTCTGCGGGTAGCCCCGGAAATGCTGGTGCGAACGGAAATGCTGGTAACACAGGTGCTAACGGTACGGGCGCTACGGCTGGTTCTGCGGGCAGTCCGGGTAATGCTGGCGCAAATGGTAACGCAGGCACGGGCGCTGCAAACGGCAATGTCGGCAATCCCGGTAATACGGGGAACGCGACAACTTTTGGTAACATAGCGAACTTTGCTGGCGGCGCTGGCGGTAATGGCGGAACTGCTGGAACGGGTGCCAACGGCACTGGAGGTGCTGCGGGCAATCCGGGCGGCACCGGGAACCCCGGCAATCCCGGTAATAACGGTACTGGTGGCGCTGGTGGCGCAAGGGGTAATGCTGGCAATCCCGGCGCTACAGGCAATTCGGGCAATCCCGGCACCAATGGTAATGGCGGCGCTGGTGGCGCACGCGGCAATGCAGGTAACCCCGGTGCGACGGGTAACGCGGGCAATCCCGGTAGTAATGGTAACGGCGGTAACGGCGGCGGCGCGGGCGGTGCGGGTAATCCGGGCGCTGGAGGTAACCCCGGCGGCACAGGCGGCGGTGCTGGCGGTGGCGGCGGTGGTGGCGGATTTGGTGGTGGTGGCGGTTGCCCCGGTGGTGCGGGTAATAATTCAGGTGCTGGCAACGGCGGCGCAGGCGGTGGTTGCTATAGTAACGGCAGTCCCGGTAACGCTGGCAGCACTGGTGCAGGTGGCAATCCCGGCGGCGGCGGCAGCGGTGCTACTGGCGGCGGCGCGGGTAATCCGGGCAATGCTGGAGCAAACGGTAACGCAGGTACTACGGGCGCAAACGGCAACGGTGCGACTGGCGGTAGTGCAGGCTCTCCGGGCAACGCTGGGGCCAACGGCAATGCCGGTAATACCGGCGCTAATGGCACTGGTGCAAATGCTGGTGCGGCTGGTAGTCCCGGTAATGCCGGGGCTAACGGTAATGCAGGTACTACCGGCTCGGCGGGTACAGGCGCAACTTCTGGTAACGCAGGGTCTTTCAACGCTGGCGGCGCTGGCAATTCTGGTTCTGTAGCCCCCACAAGTAACACCACCGCATCTCAGGTTTATCCCTTCCAACAAATCTCCGTCACCGTAGGATCGGGTGGTGGTTCTGGTACAATTACGGTAACGTGGTAGACGAGAGCAGGCGCAGGGCCGTTATGTCGGCCTTCGACCGGCTTCCTCAGTATCAAAGGGATTGGATAAATAACAACGAGAAGTTGAACCTTCACGACGACCATATACTTATGGGCGAGCGCGAGGTTTCTAGGTGCATACTGGCTGTTAAGGGCGGTCAGATATATTACAAGCGGGGAAATGGTCAGAACTAATGTTTAAGAGCGCGTTTAAAAACGACGAGATTGAGTTCCTATGCGCCGAGGAGGACTATGGGATAATTCCAACTCCGTATCCTTCCAAGAAGAACATTCCAGACTGGTTCAAGGCTTTGCCTATGAAGCTGGGAAATCAAGGTCTTCAAACATCAACCATAAAAAGATGCAATCCATTTCTTGATGCCCTTTCCGTTGGCTACATTATACCACTGGCCGCTGACGTTGAGTTTGTATCCAACAGCGATGGATCAGGCGTAGATTTTAAGTGGATGTTCCACAAGAATATGGTGGAAACGCACAACCCTAAACAAATTTCTTCCGAGAAATGTCCGAACCCTTCGGACCCGCGCCCACCCATGAAGTTCCTCAACTGGTGGATGATTAAGACGCCGCCGGAATACTCGTTGCTATTCCTGCCGCCACTCAACCGGGTCGAGGACAGATTTGTCTGTTACTCTGGCATCGTGGATTACCCGTACTTCCAGTATGAATACGTCAACTTTCCCTTCATCTTTACGAAGAACAACTTTAGGGGCGTTATAGAAGCCGGGACACCCTTGATGCAGGTAATACCGATCCGAAAGGACAGCCTGCTCCCGACTCATAGGTGCCGTCAGGTTTCAGAAGAGGACAAGAAGAACACTGGCTGGATGCGTAAGATGAAGACGCTCGTCAACCAGTCCGTGTACCGCAACCACATCCATAGGAAACTGTGATGTCGAACTATGTGTTTGCGCCGCCGCCGCCAACTGAAGCTGAGAACAACGTGTTTGCCACTTGGGAGAACGGTTTTTCTAAGGAAGAGTTGGACAGGATTTCGGCGTATTGTGACCAGAACTTACCTCTATCTAGGTCCATAATAAGTGGTGGCGGGACTGCCCCTGAGTGGCGTCAATCGCGCACTGGCTGGGTCACTAACAACAACGATACGGCTTGGTTCTACGATAAAATGGCCTTCATAACCCGTAAGATCAATTCAATCTTTTACCGCTTTGATCTGTACGGGTTCGTGGAGGATATGCAGTACACGGTCTACGGCAGTGGCGGCGACCACTATGACTGGCACATCGACGCTGGCGGGGATAATACCTGTCCGCGCAAACTAAGCCTGTCACTGCAACTTTCTGACCCCAGTGAATATGAGGGTGGGAAATTAGAATTTATGAACGGAAAAGACGTTACGGTTGCCAATAGAGAGCGCGGCTTGGTCGTAGCTTTTCCAGCCTACAGGCTTCACAGGGTTACTCCAGTCACCAAGGGTGTACGCAAGTCCATAGTTGTGTGGACCACCGGCCCTCAGTTTAGATGATTGCCATGACAGACACGCTAGAGCAGTGGCAATACTTTGTTTCGCCAATATACAGCATAGAAAAGCCTGAGTTTCTGACCGACGTTCTTGCTGCCAGTAATGACGTTCTGCGCCAAGTCCGCAAAGAAAAGAAGCCTGACGATATATACCCAGTTACTATGGGTGGGTTTAATAACGAGCCGCGCATAACTCCGTTCTGGGAGTACACCATCAACACAGGGTGGAACATTCTTAGGGAGCAGGGTTATGTGATGGAGGGGTTAGAAACCTACTTCACAGAGTTCTGGTGTCAGCAACACGACAAGTATTCGTCTATGGAGTATCACCTCCACGGTGACTGCAAGCTGGTTGCGTTCTACTTTTTGGAATGTCCCAAAGACTCACCGCGCTTGGTTATCCACGATCCAAGGCCCGGTAAGGTTATGTCTCCTCTGCGCGAGGCTGATGTAAATGTAGTTTCACCAGCATCCAGTGCAATTAACTTTACGCCAAAGCCGGGAACACTGATGTTTGCCAATGCGTGGCTACCTCACAGTTTCACGCGCAATTCGTCTGTTAAGCCTTTCAAGTTCATTCATATGAACATCGACACAAGGCCGTTTGCGACCCAAGTATGCTACCCGCCTACGGCTGAGATCGTGTGATGGCTCAGTTCCAAATACGGTTTAACAAGTCCCGTGGCTTGCCAAACCGTGGGACTATTGATCATGTTTGGCGCGTCTTCGAGGACGGCAAAGAGTACATATTTAAGAACATACAGATAAACGTCGATAGCTATGGGGCCAAGACCGGTGAGGATTGGAGCATATGCTGCGAGGGCGTACTAAAAATAGACAGAGAAACTTCCACCGGTAGGATTGAAAAATAATGCCAACAAGTTCCCAGAACGGAAAAGCGCACATAAAGCGGATTGTTGGTGCTTTAAAGCACGGCAGAATGTTGGATATTGGGTGCGGCGAAGGCACCTATGCCAAGCTATTCCCGGATGCTGATTGGACAGGGATTGAGGTCTGGGAGCCTTACGTTGAGGCTTATGGCCTAAAATCCCTGTACTCAAAGCTGATCATAGCCGATGCCCGGACGCATGTTTTTGAGCCTGAAGACAGGTTTGACATAGCGTTTGCTGGCGATGTTCTGGAGCATATGACCCAAGAGGAGGCCAAAGACCTTCTTGGTAGGCTGCGGCAGGTGGCGGATACCGTCATTGCGAGCATCCCGATTGGTTATTACCCGCAGGATGAATACGCCGGTAATCCCTATGAGCGCCATATTGTTGACAATTGGACGGACGCCCGCGTTAAGGAGGTGTTTGGAGACCCAAGCTGGTCGGCCATAGAGGGTGAGATCGGTGTATATGTCTGGGGCGTTATCAAAGAACTGCCCAGCATAGCAAAGCCTCTGAAGATCGCTGTCTATGCCATCAGTAAAAATGAGGAAGCGTTTGTTGAGAGGTTTTGCAATTCCGCAAAGGAGGCTGATTATGTGGTTATCGCTGACACGGGCAGTACGGATGGTACTGTCGCCGCTGCTAACGCCGCTGGCTGTATTGTTCATAACATTTGCATATCTCCTTGGCGGTTTGATCTTGCTCGCAATGCAGCTTTGGCGTTGGTTCCTGCTGATGCTGACATCTGCATATCGCTTGATTTGGACGAAATCCTAGAACCCGGTTGGCGGGAGGAAATGGAACGGGTGTGGACCGATAAGGTTACCCGGCTGCGCTATTTCTTCGACTGGGGCTGCGGGATCAAGTTTAAGTACGAGAAAATCCACGCCCGCAAAGGGTACATGTGGCACCACCCCTGTCACGAATATCCTATCCCAGACCCCCGGACGGCAGAAGTTTGGGCCGAAACTGACATGCTGATGGTCAGCCACCATCCCGACCCTCATAAGAGCCGGGGCCAGTACCTCGACCTTCTGGCGGTATCGGTCAAGGAAGACCCTCGCTGCCCGCGCAATGCTTTTTATTACGCCAGAGAACTGTCTTTTTATCGAAAATGGGACGAGGCAATTGCCGCCTGCAATAAATACTTGGCAATGCCGGAGGCTACATGGCCCAACGAGCGGTGTTATGCCTACCGGGTTTTGGGCCAATGTTATGAAGAAAAGGGCATGCAGTGGGAGGCCGAGGGGGCCTATCACAAGGCATGCGCTGAAGCGCCCAATACCCGCGAGCCTTGGTGCGCTTTATCCCTTTTAAAGTACCGCCAGAGCCAGTGGGCGGAATCTTACGCAGCGGCCATGCGGGCCTTATCAATTAAAGATAGGCAGCTAGTTTATACCTGTGACCCTGAGGTTTGGGGCTTCAAGCCCCATGACCTTGCCAGCATTGCGGCTTGGCACCTTGGGCTAAAAGAGGTCTCCATCGAGCAAGCAAAACTTGCGGTTGAGGCTGCTCCTGATAATCTGAGGCTTAAAGCTAACTTGGATTTTGTCATGGGTATAAAGGCAGAGGTATGAGCGAGGCATCTTCAGAAATATTTGACCGCCTCCGCAGTGTGGAGATCAAGCAGTCAACCCATGAGGCTGTTTGTGTGGAACGATATGGGAACCTTTTAAATGCTGCTGAAAAAATGGAAAAAAGCATAGAGGGAACCAATCGCCTTCTGATTGGTGGCGGCATCACTTTGATGTGCGGAATGGCCGGAATACTGGCAAAAATCGTATTTGGATAAGAACAAAAGAGGAACGTCATGTTTGAATTGTTAGGTGGTGGTATCTTCGGAAGCCTGCTTGGCGGCGTTTTCCGGCTTATCCCTGAAGTCCTTAAATCCTTCGATAAGAAGAACGAGCGTACCCACGAACTGTCCATGTTCGATAAGCAGTGCGACCTCGAAAAGACCCGTGGCGCTCAGAAGCTACAGGAGATCGGGGCGGAGCGGGATTCAGTCTTGGACACAGGGGCAATGGCAGCGTTCCAGAGCGCCATCCAGCAGCAGACCGATATGGTCAAGGCGGCTGGCGGTTGGGCGGCGTCCCTGTCCGCCTCTGTGCGCCCTGTGATGACCTACTACCTGCTGGTTTTTTACGGGATTGTCAAAATCTGCCTGATCTGGGATTCGATGCGCCTTGGCGCTCCCTTGGTCGATGTCATGCCTAAAATGTGGGGCGGCGACGATATGGCCCTGCTTTCCGGCGTGGTGAATTACTGGATTTTGGACAGGACGCTGGCAAAGCGCGGTATTTAATGAACCTCGATATAGCCATAGAGTTGGTGAAGCGGTTCGAGGGATTTAGGAACAAACCGTATCTTTGCCCTGCCGGAGTACCGACGATTGGCTATGGATCGACCCATTACGCTGACGGTCGAGCCGTCACTTTGGCTGATTTGCCCATGTCTAAAGAGGACGCCCATGCCCTGATGGAGGCAGAACTTCGGCACCGGTATTTGCCGAAGGTTATCCGGTACTGCCCAAATTTGGTCCAACACCCAAAAGCACTAAACGCCATTGTAGATTTCTGCTATAACCTTGGTGTCGGCAGGCTGCAAACCAGTACCTTGAGGAAAAAACTCAATGCTGGGGACTGGGAAGGGGCGCAGGAGCAGCTTAGAAAATGGGTCCGTGGCGGGGGTAAAATCCTGCCCGGACTCGTGGCTAGGCGCGAAGCAGAGGCGGCACTTCTGCCGGTCGGGTGACGTATGACTACAGGTTTAACTTATTCCCAGTATGTGACCCAGATCGCCACTATGGCGGTTGTGGAAGAGGCTGATCCGGCGTTTGTCGAAATCCTGCCGCAGATGATCACCTACGCCGAAAACCGTATGTGCCGCGATCTGGACTTTCTGTTCACATCAACGTCACTTACAGGATACGCCTGCACGGTCGGAAGCCGGTCGATCACTATACCGCAGGGTACAATTGTTGTCTCTGAGCAAATCAACATCATCACCCCTGCCGGGACATCTAACCCCGACTCTGGTACGCGCAACCCGTGCCTTCCGACCACCAAAGAGTTCCTAGACGCTGTATATGGCGCTTCGTCCTATACAGGCGTTCCGCAGTATTTTGTCCCGTTCAATGACAACCTGTTTCTGGTCGGACCGTACCCAGACGCTAACTACTCTGTTGAAATTGTTGGCACCTTCCGCCCTGCTAGCCTGTCGGTCAGCACCCCGACCACCTTTATCAGCTTGTATCTCCCTGACGTTATGATCATGGCGTCCATGATTTACGTCAGCGCGTACCAGCGCAACTTTGGTCGCCAGAGCGATGATCCGGCCATGGCCCAAAGTTATGAGGGCCAGTATCAGGCCCTTCTGAAGAGCGCCGCTGTTGAAGAGGCTAGGAAGAAGTTCGAGGCGTCCGGCTGGTCGTCCCAGTCCCCATCCCCCGTGGCTACCGCTTCCAGAGGCTAATAAATGCCACATGCCTCACTCAAACTCATTCCGGGTGTAAATCAGAACCGGACACCGGCCTTGAACGAGACTGCGATTTCTGAGTCGCAGCTTATCCGCTTTGTGCCTGACTCTCAGGGCCTTGGCCTGCCTCAGAAGTTGGGTGGCTGGACTAAGTATTTTGCCAATACCATTAGCAGCGTTATCCGGTGCCTCTGGGCATGGACAGACTCTAACAACGAGAAATATCTGGCTATTGGCGCAATTGATTTACTTGAAACGCTGTCAGAAAATGTTCTCAGAGACATATCCCCACGGACTGAGGTTTACGATGTTGCCGTTGATGTTGATACGGTATCTGGAAGCGACCAAGTAACTATCAACATTACCGGTAGCAACGCCACATCTTACGACAGCGTTTTTATCAAAACGCAGATAAGCGTCGGCGGTCTCGTCCTGTTCGGGATGTACAAGTGCTTTGCAATTGGCGCTAACTCGTTCAACATTTACGCAACTGACGTACTGGGCCAACCAGCTTATGCTACTGCCACCGTTACCGGTGGTGGCGATGTACCAATTTACGACACAACCAACGGCTCTTCTGTTGTTGTAGTTACCCTTGCTGACAACGGTTTGGGTGTTGGAGACACGTTTACCGCGCTAATATCAACTACAGTTTCTGGGATTGTTATTTTTGGTAACTACCTAATTACAGAAATTAACGCGCCTAATGAATTTAGCATTCAGACATCGAGTGCAGCAACTGCGACCACCACCGCATCTATGAACGGCGGCGATGCTATATATGAGTTGTTCATTGGAGACGGCCCACTCCCCCTCGGCACTGGGTATGGTGTTGGGCCATATGGTGCCGGTGGATACGGAACCGGCGTCCCGCCAACGTCAAACCCCGGAACCGTTGTAGCGGCCACGGACTGGTCTCTGGACAACTGGGGAAGCATTCTTATTGCAAACCCTTTCGAGGGCGCAATTTACGAATGGAACCCACTTGTTAATTCCACCGTTGCGGCTGTCATTACAAACGCTCCGACAAACAACACCGGGACCTTTGTGGCTATGCCACAGCGCCAAATCATTGCTTACGGGTCAACCTTCAACGGCATAATTGACAATTTACTGGTTCGCTGGTGCGACGTTGAAAACTACGAAGATTGGATTGGCTCTGTAACCAATCAAGCAGGTTCTTACCGCATCCCGCGCGGGTCGCGCATCGTAGGCGGTATACAGGCTCCGCAACAGGGCCTGCTTTGGACCGATACGGCTTGCTGGTCCATGCAGTATATCGGCCAGCCATACGTCTACAGCTTTAACGAGATTGGCACCGGCTGCGGTTTAATTGCACAAAAAGCTGCCGGTACGCTTAACGGCGTTGTTTACTGGATGGGTCCGTCGCAGTTCTACATGCTTGCGGGTAATGGCGTTGAGCCAATTTATTGCCCTGTGTGGGACGTAATCTTCCAAGACATTGACTTGACCAACGTCAGCAAGATCAGGTTTGCCGCTAATTCCCTGTTTAACGAAGTGGCATGGTACTACCCAATTACCAGCAGCGGCGGCGAAGTTGCAAAGTACGTTAAGTACAATGCTGGCCTGCGCCAGTGGGACTTTGGAACTCTGGGCCGGACGGCATGGCTTAATCAGTCCGTCCTTGGAAACCCAATCGGGGCCAGCCCGGAGCGTTATATATACCAGCACGAAACTTCGCCTAACGATGACGGTCAACCAATGCTGTCCAGCTTTCAGACTGGCTACTTTGCCCTGAGTGAGGCTGACGTAAAGACCTTCATTGATCAGGTCTGGCCCGACATGAAATGGGGCTATTACGGCGGATCGCAGAACGCAAACGTCCAGATTACGTTCTACTATACGGACTATGCCGGACAGACCCCTCTGGTGTCAGGGCCATTTACGGTCACCCAGTCCACGCAGTACGTCACCCCGCGCTTTAGGGGCAG